ATCAAGGCGTACAGTCGATCGGCGTAGCCTTCACCCGTTTCCAACTCGGAATCAGCCCACTCGGCCACGATGCCGGCGGCTTCCTGGCGCATTTCGTCGGTGATGACAAAGCCAGGGCCTTCGCCATCGCCTTTGCTGGCATCATCGAGCATGCCGCCATTGCCTGGCTTTAGCGGATCGCTCTGCGCTGGCGAGGCAAAAGCCAGCGTCAGCGCCACATTGGCGGCCAGAACATTACGGTACAAACTTTTCATGGTGTTCCCCTTAAACGCGAACGATGGATTGCTGCATGACGGTGACGCGGTTGGTGCCGTCGTAGCAGATCGCAGTGCTGATGTTCATTTTCTCGAAGGGCTGCGCCTCATTCGGCTGGAATGACGCCTGATAGCACGCACCGTCCAGCTCTTTACTGGCCTGCAACCACCCGGCCGACTGCAGCGAGGCCAGGAAGGTGTCCGCGAACTTGGTCATGTCCTCGATAGCCTTACTCATTGGCTTTTGCAGAGCTTCTTGAGCCGCGGCAGCCAGGGTGTCGTCTACATAGGTGGCCATTTCCGTGACGTTGATCAGCTTGCTGGCGCCCTCGGTCTGCGCGCCGGTGAGCGAGTCGATCCAGGCGTATTTCGGGCCGCTCGTGTAGTCTTTGAAAATCACCGGGTTGATGCGGCTGCCCGCCAGTTCTTCCAGCTCGGTTTCTTCGTCCGGCTCGTACACCTGAGTCATGTTCACGCGATCGAGCGCGTATTCGCTGCCTGCAATCGGGTAGTTACGCGGCGCGATGCCTTTGGCGTTGGTCTGGGCGTTACGGGCGCAGCGGAAGCCGATTTGCTGGCCAGAGGTGCCCATGATTGCCTTGCCGCCAATCGTAGGGTTGTTGGCGCTGATAGGCGCCCAATAGGCCTGGCTGTACAGGCTATTTGTCGCACCGCCCACGGAGGCGTAGAAAGTGACCGCGGCTGCAGGCGTGAGGTGACCAGGAATGTCCCAGACCACTTGTTTGTTGATCGAGTCCCCCAGGCCCAGCAGGCGGGAGAGCAGCGCGATGTTTTGGGTGCCGCCGCCACAGATGTAAGTGAAGGTTGGGCGCGAACGCTTGATGCGATCGATCGCCTTATCCAGCTCCGCGTTGCTGTAGACGGTATCGCCTTCGGTGAAGTACTTCAGGATCGAGGACGCAAAGATGTCCTTGTTGTCCTTCTTGCCGTAAAACACGCTATCAACCGGCACCACGGCGTTTTCGGCCACTTCGACGACTTCGAGCACGTCGGTGGACTGGGTAACGATGTCACCGATAAAGGCGCTTTGGCCAAATTCGTCGAGAGCGGCAGGGTCCAGAGAGCCCTGGTACGGGCCCAAAACCAGTTCATTGGTCACCACGTCGCGCAGTTGCAGCACGATGATCTTCGACGGGATCTGTACGCCCAGTTTATCGACGGCGACATTAGCGTGAATTTCAGCCCGCACGCCGTCCGAGAAGCACTCCAGGTGCTTGATGGCAATCAGGAAGTCGCCGGTTGCACCCACGGTTTCGTCTACCAGAGCCCAGACTGCACCACCGCCCTGAGCACCTGTTGCGAGGTTGCTGGCCACCATCAACTGGTTTTTGGAGTCGTCACCGACCAGGCGCGAAACGATCGCTTGCACGGCGCCCTTCTTCAACGCCTCGTAAATGTGCACGTAGGCTTCGCCCAGCTTGCTCACCGCCAGCGACTGAGGAGCGCCCAGCAAACGGGATTCCTTGCCACGGCTAACGGCAAACACCTTGTCGATGCGGCCGCGGCCAAAACGGCCAGCGATAGCCATGTTGTGCGCAACGGTGCTAACGCTCGGCTGCTCAGACTTATCGCTGATGCGATTGAGCTGTACGCCGGAACGCTTACCGACTGTACGGGAAAAAGGAATCGTCATTTAAACGGCCTCCTGGGCATCATTGGCATCACCAGCGGGTACCGCCTTGCGTGCCTTTTTCTGGGTGGTGTCGCTTTCTAGGGCGGCGATTACCGGGGTGATAACGGCGTAGTCATCAGAGTCGTTGTCGGCGGCGTCAGCCAGTTGAGCCAAGTCGGTCACCAGCATCCAGGCCTGGGTAAAGTTGCGGATGCGCACCTGGACTTCAGCGCCTGGTTCGATCACGTTCGGAGAGCCGGTGGACGGGACCACCAGCGCGAAAGTGTTGCAATGCTTCAGGGTTGCCTGAAACGGGTAGGCCTGGCCGTCCACCAGCTTCTCCACCACGTCACGGGGGGCGTTACCGCTGTTGCGGTTAATCTTTACTGTCATGCTTCACCTGTACGCCTAAGAGGTTGTCCCACTTGCCCAGGCGCGCATGGCTTGCCAGGGATTTGCTGAGGCGCGCATAGCCTTCTTCATCAATCCCGCCGTCTACGCTGGCGTGGGGGTCAAGCCGAACCTTCAGCACTACTACGCGGCTCGGGGTATTGTTTTGAATAGTGATATGCGCCGGGAAAGTGCCGATTTCAGGCATTGCCCATGCAGTGGAAATTACAGGTTCAGCGGGGCCGTTTTCGGAGGGGGTTTGCTCGCTTTCGGCGGCATCGAGCAGCGCCAGCAAGGCATTACCCACGCCACCTGCAGACAGGGCCAACGCAGCCGCTTGAGCTGCCTGAGCTTCACCGTCAGCACCGGTCAGCGACTGGCTATCACCAAGAGCACCGCCATCAACATCGCCAGGCAAATCACCAGCACCAACACTATCGCCAGCAGCGCCGCCAGAAGCGTCAGCAGCGCGTTGATCGCCGGCAGCACCATCGCCAGGTAAATCGGCACCACCTTCACCAGAAGCGCCATCACCACTACCCACAGCACCATCATTGCCAGGTGCCAGATCCACGCCGGTAGCCGATTCGCCTGCGCCATCAGAGTCCCCTGTTGTATTGCCATTACCACTTGCAGCGTCCATGGCTGGCAGAGCGCCAACCACACCCGACTCCAAGGAAGACGGCGCCGAAGCGCCGTTTTCTTGGGTGGTGCTGGACGCTGCGACCGATGCAGCCGAGGCTTTCGCCTTGGTAGTACCTTTCGCAGCAGCCATAACCCCTCCTTACGCCGACAGGGCGTAGATGTTGGTGACTTTGATCAGGGCGCAACCGATGGCCGATTGCAGGTGCGGATTCACTTCAGTCAGCGAACGGGAGTAGAGCGCGGCGCCGCTCACCAGATCCTTGTTGATCGCCAGCGGGATCAGGGTTTGCGGTACGGCGTCCGACATAACGATCGGGTTACGTGCAACCTGCGGCGAACGGCCGATGCACAGAATCTCGATGTCGTCTTCGGTTTCCTCGACCACATACGGGTCGTAGTAAACGTCGTATTTGCCCTTGTACTTGCCCAGGCGGTAGATACCAGGACGCGAAGCAACGCCAGACGCCACGAAGTCGGTGCTGTCCATGGACAGGAACTGCGACATGCCGATGTCGCCCACGTACATCATTTCCAGGCCGTATTCCATGGTCTGGTTGGCCACTTCCTGGTCAACACGGGCCATGAACGAACCGAAGTCGCGCCAGATCATCGAGCGGGTTTTTTCAACCAACTGGCGATCGGCATCGAAGTTGTATTCGCGGCTGGTGCGGCGGGCCATACCCTTGGCTTTACGCAGCGCCAGAATGTAACGCTCGTTCGCGGCCTGGGTGCGGGCGGCCTGGGTGGCAATGGTCAGGCCATCTGCGCCCAATTCCGCCTGGGTCTGGCTGCGGCTGTCCGGGGTAACGCTCATCATCACGCGACTGGCCGAGCAGTACAGCTTGAAGCTACGGGCTACGGTGTTGATTGCAGGGATCAAATCGGGCTTCTTCTCGAAGTCGATGAAACCCTGTACCTCAACGAGCGTGCCTGCAGGCAGCGCCGGGTTGAAAGCCAGAGAGCCCACACCGGTTTCCACGTTCACTTGGCCGGTGATGACGTAAGGGGTGTCGGCGATAACAACCTGGCCAGAAATCAGCGAGGTCGCGGTACCGCTGTCGCTGGCTTGCTCCATGCCGCTCGGGAAGCCGTCGATCATTACCGAGGTGCGGTTGCGCAGCAGTGGCACTGCATCGCCCAGGCCGCCGGTACGGGCGGTGATCTTGAACGTGGCGGTCAAGCGATCGCCAGCCATGGAGACGCCCACCATACGTTCGGAACGGGTGTAGACCTGGCCGCCGGCGGTACCATCCAGGATGTCGCCAGTTTTGTACGCACCGAAGGTAGAACCGGCGATCGCGCTGATGATAGCCAGGCGCGATTCGTTGGACTTCAGGTCAGACGGCAGGTAAGCACCGAATGGGATGGCTTCCGACAGGGCGCCAGTGATGGCGATAGCGATACGGTTTGGCTGGTGCGCCAGGGTGGCGGATGCGTTGTTGGAGCTCACGCTGTCCAGGGTGTAGCCGTCTGGCAGGACCAGGGTGCTGGCGCCGTCTGCGACGTTTTCAGCCTGGGAGATTGCCGCGTCGATCATGTCGGCGGATGGGTTGAAACCGTGCTCATTACGGAACGCGGTGATACCGTCGAGGAGGCTGGAAACAGCCAGAGCCTTGTGCTTGTCGGACTCGATGCGTTCCATCAAGTTGATCATGCGCTGAGGCAGCAGGTTTTTTGCGTCGGAAACGGCATTTTTGATCACGTCTACCGACTGGGCGTTTGCACTGTCGAGCATGTTGCCATTGCCGTCACGGACGGCGCCCACCAGGGCGTCAACCTTATATTCCGTATCCTGCAGGCCGGAATCTGGCGCGTAAATATGTTTGGACATTGCTTTACCTTCATAGCTGATGATGGGCTGCGCCCGCGTCGTTTCAGCAATGATGGTAAGGGCCAGAAAACCCCCATTTTCCAGGGGGTTTGCGTGGTTTTCGCTATTTGCGGAGCTTGATCAAGCGGGCGTTTGCACTGGTTTGCGCCAGCAGTGCGTTGTCCTTGAAGGTG